GCAGGGAAGCCTTATGTGTCTGCAGATTTCCTTCATGATGAAAATTCGACTTGGCAAAAGAAGAATTTATATGGAGACATAATAGACCCATTGTTCGACAAAGCCAACATAAAGGACTGCTGCAAAGACAGCTATTCAGAATATAAGCTCTTCTGCTCTACCAAGGCTTCTAGAGCTGTTAGCATCATGGATTTAATTCTAGAGGAAGTGAACTTGTCGCTTAATCAGTTCTGCAAGAAAGTGAAGAATCAGGCTGAGATGGTCTTAAAGAAAATAGTAAATCTGCCCATATACGTATTGTGCAGGTCCATTGGTGCCACAAAACCGATATCGTTTTCCGTCTTTGTAGACAAGGCTAGCCTCTCGAAAGTTGACAACAGGATAGAGACCATTTGCGGATCCAAGAAAGTAGCCTTTGAAAACAAGGAGTGCATAATTTTTGATTTTTGCACAATGAGCAGACACAAATTGTCTCATTATCTTAACACAAACGAACAAATGTTCGCATTGTATAAGATGTGGTGTGAGCTGTATCGGGAAAATATGACTAGCAGTTTAAAGAGTGTGGAGCTTAGTGAGGCTAAGAGACATTTCCTTGCTACGATGTTGTATCATCTTGAATCAAAGGCTCAAACAGGGACGAGTGCACAAGCTATTAGGTTTGGCTATATGGAAATCATAAAACACGCTTTAACTCTGCCTGATCCATTTAAGACGTTTGCTAAAATGGCGTCAAGGCCAAAATCAAGGCTTCTTGTTTGGATGTTTAATAGGATCAGGGAGGTCTACATTAAAATGATGAACAATAGAGTCACGATAGAGAGCAATTCTAAAATTAAGCTCAAGGATGTGAAAGCAAGCAGTGATCCAGAAATTGCTATGCTAAACAACCCTCATGAGAACTTATCTAGGAACAATTTTAAAGGTTTGCTGTCATGGGTTACTGGGAGAGATTGTTTCAGATTTGACATTGCCTTAAACCTGTCATACTTTGGGGTCTTGCATAATAAAGATGAAGGAGATTTGACACAAGGCGAAAACTCAATATTCGTTAAGTTAGTGGACGAAGAGATAAAACTGAGATATGTGAATAGTGGCTATATGGGTTTTTTAGACCACAACGGAGTTCCTCTGCTATCTCATGAGTTTTCTAAATCTTACATGCTACATGCAGGCATCAACCTTAAAGAGATACTAAACCAGAAGAGGGGCGATTTCAACACTTATCTAATGGATCAGCTAGCGATGAAGTTTATAGACAGAGACTGCCTGACATTGGCAACTTTTAAGTCATCAGCAATATTTTTGGATGAGCACGTCAAGCTTGAAATGTTTCTTGCACATGACAAAGATGGGAAAAAGTCTAAGGAATATTTTGCCACAAGGAAGAAAGCAATAGAGAATGTCCTGGATGAGCTAGATAAGGATGTGCTTAAGTTAAGGTCTTATGATGGTATTGCATACTTAGTAAGCCTGGTGGAAGACAGAGGTGGAGTTCAAGCAAACCTGTTCAAAAAAGCTCAAATAGGTGGTGCTAGGGAGATATTCGTCCTTGATATAGTGAGCAGGGTGATAGTTTCATTTTTAGAGACAATATCAAGGATAATCTGCACCGAAGTTGAAGGGGAGACATTGTCTAAGGGAACACAGAAGAGCAAGATATCTGATGATCACTTCAAATTAACTAACAAAATTTCAAATGATTTTAAAGTTCCAGTGAGCATAATCACCACAATTAACTCTGATGATTCAAAAACATGGTGTCAAAAGTTTGTCATGCCTGTCTTTGGAGCAGTTTTGCACGGATTACTTGAAGAGAAC